CTCGCCCATGTGGTTCTGCCAGTGCTCCCAGACGAGGCGGTTGGGAACGAAGAAAAACCAGACGTCCAGGTGCAGGTTGTCCATCACCGGCACGAACGGTGTGGCGAGTCTGCCGAAGAGCTGGGCGGTCACGTTGAACGTGTCGCCCGGCAGGATCTCGTCCACGTAGAACGGGATCAGTGCGCCCTGGTTGAAGGTCGTCTTGTGGGCGTGCGTGCGGTTGAACGTGCTGCGCGGTGCGCTGACAGTTGGCACCTGGGCGAACGAGTACTGATTGTCTGGACGCATTGCTGGATCTCGTATGTAGGTCGGTTGATTACAGTGACGCACCCTGACAGCGTGAGTAGTGCTGCGGCCTTGGGCCACCCCATAGCTACTTGATGCTATGGGGTGGACTGACACCGTGCCAACTACGGCCCCCCTTCATGTGGTGCCCCTTTGGTGTGTCTCAGCCACGTCTGCGTGGCGTTCCGGTACTCGGTGCATGCCTCGGCGTAGGCCTTGGCGGCGATCTCGATGGCGGTTCGTACGTCCCAGGTGGCGGTCGTGGCTCCTGCGGCCTTCCAGAGGGCTTGGCAGGCGTTCTGGTAGGCCTTCTCTGCCTTGCGGAAGTCGGTCTCCGCTTCGCTCACTTCGTGGTCTCCTGCGGCGGCACGATTCGGACGGGCTCGGGCTCGGGCGCGAGCATGCCGAGGTCTCGGGCCTCCGCGGTGTTGTTCGGGTCCGCGACGAACGCGAGGATCGCGGCCGGGTTGTTCTTGAACCTGTCGCGGACCTTGGCCGGGAGCTCGGCCATGAGCTCCTGGACGCCGAGCATGGTCTGCATGGCCTGGTGGTAGTCGGTGATGCGCTCGTCGGAGAAGTCGCCGAAGATCGGCTGCCGCGTGTTCGTCGGCACCAGCTCCTGGTGCTGGTACTTCTCCAGCAGGTTGTTGATGTCGTAGTCGTCCTTGAAGTGCTGCTGCGTCTTGCTGGGCTTGGTGGTTGTCAGTCCCTGGTGCTGGTGGTGATCGTAGTAGGTGGAGAACTTGCGGTTGCTCTTGCTCACTTGGCGTTCCTCCGCTTGAGGGCTTCGCTGATGTCGAGCGGCGGCTCGACGGTCTTGTAGTCGGTGGCCTTGGCGATCCGGACGGGCTCGCCGCTGGTCTGCCCGGTGGTCTCGTTGAAGTCGGCGATGAAGTCCAGGAAGTAGTCCTCCGGGTGCTTGTTCATGGCCGTGCTGGTGTCGTTCGTCGTGTCGTTGAACATGCGGATCGCGTGCGCGTTGGAGTGCGCTGCGAACGGCTGCATGTAGGCTCCCACGGCGCGATCGAAGATGGAGTAGAGCTTCACTGGTCGGTCTCCCTCGGGTTGAGCTTGGCGGTTGAGTGCTTCGCGGTTTCTGCGGCTAGCAGGTCCCTCGCGGTCTTGGGCCTCATGATGAGTGCGAGGTCTGACTTGAACTGCGCGTATGAGTCGCAGTCGAGTGCTTCCCATCGGTCCTGGTAGTAGCGCGGGACGGGCAGCTGCCGCGTCGAGTGGAGGACGCTGCAGCTCCGCGCGTTGATGATGTCCTGGTGGTGCTTCTGCCAGAAGTCAGCCCCGAGGCCGGGGCGTCGGCTCATGGTGTGATACTCGTGCACCCGTCCGTGGTAGTGCGCTTCGAGATCGGTGGTGCTTGCGGCCCATCGTTTCTTGGTCACGTAGGCGGCGACGTAGCGAGCGGCTTGTAGTGTGACGTTGGTTGCTACTGCTACGTGTCCGTGTCCCCATAGCTCTGAGAGGTACTGTGAAGCGTACAGTGCGCGTGCAGGTGGTGCGTGCGGGTTCAGTCGCTTCAAGTCGTTCAGGCGTAGGTGGTACAGCATCGCGTGATGGTGTGGTCTCTCGGTCCGCTCGCCGTACTCGCCGCCCTGGAAGTAGCGCAGCTGGTGCTCGTTGCCGATGTTCTCCTGGCTCTTGCGTAGCCTCTTCATGAAGAGGGTGAAGTCGAGCGGGCGAAGTGTCATGGTCCCGCTGGTGTTGCTCCACGGCAGGTGTGACTCGTCGTAGGTGAACGTTGCGAAGTAGGTCGTTCCCGGGTTGACGGACTCCGTGGTGTGGTGTTCGTGCATCATGCGGATTCCCCATCCGCGCGCCCAGTCGAGGCGGCATCCGATGCATCTGCCGCATCTGGTGTTGGTCGGCTGTGAGGTGTCCGCTTCCGCCCAGCGGAAGGTGATCGGTGTCTTGCCGGACGGGTTCGGTTGCCTTGCTCGCCAGGAGGCGAGCGGGTGGTAGCAGGGCACGTTGACCCGAAGGTGGCGAGAGCGGGTTCGATTCCCGTGCTCTGCCGCTAGAGTCGGAACCCGCCCCGGGCGGTCCTCGCCCGGAGGTTCTTGTTGTGCGTGCGGCTTGCCGTCTTGGAGAAGCGGCGGCGGTCCTTGCGGCGGTTCCGGATCCTCTTCCTCATTGCCATTAGTAGCCTCCGCGCATCCCGGGGCGGTCCCCGGAGTCCTTGACGTTGGGTGTACGGGCGGGAGCCCGTGCTGCTTCTCTGAGTCCTTCGATGAAGCGGTCGATGATGAGTGACGGCCCGCGCAGGAGGCCCCACTGCGGGCCGTCGTGCAGCAGGCTCTGCTTGACGTTGCTCGGTGCGAGGAAGGGTGACAGCTCCTTCGCCGCTGACGTGTTCGGGTTCTTGAGGAAGTCGATCAGCTTGTTGATGGCGGCGGTCCCCTGTGTGACGAGCGGTGCGAACCCGGTGAGTATGTCTGCGATGGCCTTCTCGCGTCGAGTTCTCTGCTGCAGCTCCGCGGTCGCGGCTCCGGAGTGTGCGATGTTCGCGGTCTTGACGTCGAGCTCCTTGAGCGCGTTGTCGATGTCGGCCTGGAGCTTGGCGGCGATGTTGGGCTGACGGCCCAGCTCTGCGCCCTTGAGTTGAGTGTCGACGGCGGCGCTGTTGGCTTGCTCCTGGAGGAGCTTGGTTCTGGCGGCGGCCTCTTGGACGCTGGCCTGTGTGGTTGCGGTCTCGTTGGCGATCCGTGCGTTGGTGAGCTTGAGTTCGGCGGCCTTGCCGATGGCGCCTGGCACTTCCTTGAGGGGGTTTTCGGGGGTGAAGCTCGCCCCGGAGGGCGTGCTTGCACCCCCTGCCTTCCCGATGGCCAGCATCGGGTTGATCCCGGCCTTTCGCATGTCCTCGACCTGGCGCTGGTACGCGGTGGACGACATGCGCTCTTGGAACTGCATCTGACGGTGCGCTCCCCACATGCCGAGGGCTGTGGAGGCGAGTCCGCCGGCGGCGCTGATGCCTGCGCCGCCTAGCATGGCTCCGAGGAATTCCTCTCCGGGCATGGTCGTCCTAGAAGTGGTCGATGAGGCCGGGGATGGAGTAGGTCGGCATCGGCCTGGTCGCCCGGCAGGTGATCATGCTGTCCATGATGAAGTCCGGCTCGGACGGCACGGCGCTGATGCGCTTGACGGTCTGCGTGTTGTCGGTGAGGAACTCCGCGTTGAGCGCGGGCAGGTTCTCGAACTTCTGGGCGAGGTGCCAGACGTCGAGGCTCTGGTCCTGCGTCGGGTTGTGCCTCATGAGGCCGGTGATCTTGCCGGGCGAGTACTTGTACTCGGCCCAGCGCTCCTGGTAGCCGAAGACCTTTCCGTCGTCGTCGGTGCCCTGGGCGTAGATCTCGCGGTTCTCGACGGCCTGCTCGCCGAGGTGGCTCAACACCGGCCAGTAGAAGTCGAACCGCGTGCGGCGGCTCCACATCTTGTGCAGGCCCTGGGAGTAGTTGAGATCGGCGCGCACCTCGAGCAAGCCGATCACGTAGCCGTGCTCGACGAAGCTCTTGTTGAATCCGGCGCGGGCGCTGAACGTGCCCATCGCGGCCAGGTTCCCCTGCGGGGAGTCGTTGGTGGTCTGCGAGGTCTGCGCGATCGGGGTGACGCGCACGTCGTTGGTGCTTCCCCCGAGGTACTCCGGGCGCTGGAGTCGCGCGTCCGGGCTGGTGACGCCGAAGTGCGCCTTGAGGACCTCGGTGTAGCGGGTGCCGCTGCGCGCGTCCCTCTCGTAGAGTCGCTGGATCTGGAAGGCCTGCCGGAGCGAGTTGATGGTCGCCGAGGTCGCGGTTGAGAGGTTGCCGATCCCCTTCAGTGCGGGATCGATCCAGATCATGTTCTCGGCGGCCTGTCCGCTGGTGCCGAGGTCGACGCTGACGCTGGCCGGGCTGGGGCTCTGCCCCTGGAGCTTGAGTGCGGAGCTGGGTGCGGTCGTGCCGTTGAGTGCGAACGTGGGCACGCCGTTGGCGAGGACGGCGACGTCGATCTCGCCGCCGAGCGGGATGTTGACGCCCGGTCCCTTCTGCGGCCACGGCAGACAGCTGGTGAAGTAGTCGTGCCGCTTGTTGCGGTACAGGATGTCCTGCATGTCCTCCGGATCGGGTCCGTCGCCCCTGGGGACGGGCACCTTCTCCTGGAGGTTCTGGTCCCGGAACCATTCGTTCCAGATCAGCCGGTAGGCTCGGAACGGGAGCGCGTTGATCGCGGTGTCGAGGTCGATCCCGACCGGGATGCCGAAGTAGTCGGCGACGCTGGCGGTCTTGAAGCCGGTCGCGGGGATCGTGACTGAGGGTGTCAGGTAGTCCTTGGTGCCGACGTCGTCGGGCGTCTCGTTCTCGCCCATGTGGTTCTGCCAGTGCTCCCAGACGAGGCGGTTGGGAACGAAGAAAAACCAGACGTCCAGGTGCAGGTTGTCCATCACCGGCACGAACGGTGTGGCGAGTCTGCCGAAGA